ACCGGCAAGGGTGTGATCGGCTGGGTGGTTGGCTGAGTCCCGTACACAGCGGGACGGCCAGGACGGCCGGCAAAGGCGCATGAGGCGCGCCCGCTCCTCAATAGGAGCGTCAGATGCTTGTCCGAGTTGGTGAGTGCGAGGCAGACTTCAAGGTCGCTGCTCTTATGAGCACTCCGCGCCTTGGCTTCACAGACAATTTCTTCTGTGTTGCCCAGGCTCTGGCGCCCCACCGCATCTCCCCGATCAAGTACACGGGTGCATTCTGGGGCCAATGCCTTCAGAATTGCATGGAGGACGTGATCGATAATCATGACGTGATCCTCACGTTTGATTATGACACCGTCTTCTCAGCGAAGACCATCGAAGCCCTCCTGACGCTGATGGCCTACAGCGGGGTCGATGCGATCGCCCCGCTCCAGACCAAGCGGGAGAGCAACACGGTCATGTTCGCCCTCCCCGGCATCAAGCCGGAGGACAAGACGACCGTCGAGAATGACTGGTTCGATAAGCCGGTCCAACTCGTCGAGACGGCCCACTTCGGATGCACTTTCATTCGCACCGAGGCGATCAAGCGGACCCCGAAGCCGTGGTTCATCGCCAGCGCCAGCGAGGCCGGCGACTACCGCGGCGGCCATCTCGATGAAGATTTGCACTTCTGGAAGGCGTTCCACAAGGCCGGCAATAAGCTCGGCATCGCGACGGCGATCAGTGTCGGCCACGCCGAACTGATGATCACCTGGCCGAGCCGGACGGCCCCAGAGGGCCGCGTCCAGCAGCACCCGACGAACTTCTGGAACAGCGACCGAACGCCGCCCGAGGGCGCCTGGGGGTTCATCAAGTGAAGATTCGCGTCATCAAGAGCTTCAACGGATACCGCGTCGGCCAAGTCTTCGACTGGGGCGACGGCATGGCCCGCGTGATGATCGCCCGCGGGATGATCGAGGAGGTCAAGGAAGAGCCCGTCGAGCGAGCCGTGGCGACCCCCGACGTTGAGCAGGCGGTCAAGAAGCACGCCATCAAGCGGAGGAAGGCGAAGTGACAGTCACAATCGTCTACGGCTCGCCCCGTGATCCAGACAGCACGATCACGCCGTACCGCAGCCTTGTCCGCGAGTCACCGCCGGCCGCGGAGCCGGTCACCCTGGCCGAGGCCAAGGCGCAGTGCCGCGTGGACATCTCCGACGACGACACCTACATCAATACGCTGATCACGGTGGCCCGCGAGTACATCGAAGAGACGCTCGACCTCTCGATGATCAACCAGACGTGGGTTGCGAAGTATGACGTGTTCCCGCTTTGGGAAGTCGTCCTGCCCCGGCCACCGATGGCGGCCGGCGCCGTCACGGTGACGTATCGCGACGAGGCCGGCAACGACCAGACGCTCTCCAGCGGCGGCGACGAGTTTCAGGTGGACCGCAACATCGTCCCCGGCCGCATCTACCCGCTCTACAACGGCGTCTGGCCGGCGGTTCGAGGCGACGAAAACAGCGTCTCCGTCGAGTGGATCGCCGGCTACGGGGCCAGCGGCGCAAGTTGCCCAAGCATTCTGCGGCAGGCGTGCCTTCTGTTGATTTCACACTGGTACGAGATGCGGCAGCCCGTTTTTGCCGGGTACTCGCAGGTTCTGCCCGTGCCGCACACGTTTGACACGCTTCTTTCCGCATCCTCCTGGGGTTCCTACCGATGACGATGAACGCGAATGTTGTGCTGAGTGCCCTGGCCCATGAGTCGTCATCGGACGGCCTCGCCCAGATCATGCGGTCGTCCGAGGTGGACTACGCCTTCACGCTGGCGGACAGCGACTCGGCTACTTATGTCTCGTGGACTAAGGCCGCTGAAGCCTCGGTTGTCACCACGACAAATTACTCACTCCGCAGCCTCACGGACGATCGAGGAACGGTGGTTCTGACGACGCTCAATCTGTTCATGCTCAGAAACACCGGAGAGGCCGGCACTGTGGCGATCGTGTACGAGGAGGACGGAGGAGCCGTAACCACGCCTTCGTCTGGGACTGCCCTCTCCCCCGCCCCGTTTTCGATTCAGGCCCAGTATACCTCTGGCTCTGTTCAGGCCGCGTTCGCATCGTTGGCACCAGGCGATGTGTACACGGTCGCGTCGCCGACTGGCTACAGCGTTTCAGCGTCAGCTAACACTATTGCTGTTCGCGTCCTCCCGTCTCCGGGCACTCCAGCCTCCTACGAGATCATCGCGATCGGCCAGGGCGCGATCACATGACGATCGACATCGGCAAGATGAAGGAGCGGGTCACGATTCAGTCGCCCCGAGAGGTCCGCAGCCGCTCCGGCGAGACGACGCTCAACTGGGACACGACAGTCGCGACGGTCTGGGCCAGCGTGGACGGCCTCTCGAGCAGGGACATCATGCAGGCCCAGCAAGCCAACGTGGTCGCGACCCACAGGATTCGCATACGCAAGCGTGACGACGTGCTGCACACGCACCGGGTGATCTGGAAGGGCAGGACGATGGAGATCGCCAGCGTCACGAAGCGTGGCGAGGCGACCGAGTTGCTGGCGAGGGAGTTAACCTGATGGCCGTACCTATCGCTGGAACGACGCCACGGACATTGTCATCCGGCCGCACCGGCCGCCAGGAGGTCGAGGGTTTCTTCGGCCTTCGCCTTCAAGGCATCGACGAACTCATCGAGAACCTGTTCAAGGCTTCAAATAGCGTCGGCGAGGACGCCACGCCTCGGCTCAACGCGGCCTGCAAGAAGGCCGCCGCAGAGATTGGGAGGGAGTACGTTCAGAATATCCCAGAGGTCACGGGAAACCTCGCCAAAAGCGTCAGATCGCGAAACATCGAAAACCAGCGAGCCAGAGGCGTCGGCGTGGCGATTGTGGGCCCCCAGCACGTCGTCGGCGGCTCTGGTAAGGGCGGGAAAGAGTGGGACGTTAACGTCAAAGGGGCGTCGAATCACGCCTGGCTGGTCGAGTTCGGGACCGGCGCGCGTCGGCCGGGCACCCAGAAACGAAGAACCTACGTCAACGTCCACCAGAAGATTAATGGGAAGTTCCGCCAAATCAGGAACAACGATGGCGGACGCGCGTTCAACAATGAGCAGTTCGAGCGGCTGGGCCGGGGCTTCTACTTCATCATGGGTTCGCGAGACGAGCCCACAAGGAAGGCTCGCGAGGGCAGCGGCTATCCGCACGACTTCGGCCCCTACGCCATTGGGCCCAACGAAACCTATGGCGCCATGCCGGCAAACCCCGCGATGTCCGACGCCATCTTGGTTTCCAGGGGCACGGTCATGCGGATTCTGACCGAGGCCATCCGCAACGAGATCAACAAAGTCAACCAGTTGCGAGCCGCCTGATGCTCCTGACGCCCGAAAACGCCGTGTACCACCGCCTGGCCGCGAACCCGAGGATTGCGGCTCGCGTGGGGTTCCAGATTTACCCAGTCGCAGTGCCCAAAGGGGCGGAGTTCCCGTTTTTGGTCTACCGGCGAGCAAATATCTCCCGCCAGTCGTCGCTGGGCGGGCCTGTTTTCATGCCCGAGGTGAACCTCCAGATCGCCTCCTGGGCCATGACTCACGACGGGGCCCGGTCCCTGGCAGACCTCGTCAGAATCGCCCTGGATGGTTACATCGGGACATCCGCAGGGGTTACAATAAGTGATATAAGGCTAGTTTCCGAAACGGACGACTACCTTGACCCAGCGTCGGTGGGGGCACAGCTCCCCCCGGCCTACGAAACACGGCAACTGTATCAGATCAGGTGGACTGAGTCGGCGGCATAGTCGGCTGCACCACACAAGGCGCAAGGAGGCGCAAACAGGATGGCAACGTCAGCACAAGGTCTTACGTTTACCTTCGGTGGCACGACCCTCACTGTTACCAGCGTTCAGGTCAGCGACACGCAAGACCTCCTCGACGCCACCCACCTGGGTGTGGCTCCGAATGGCAAGCGTATCTTCGTCGGCGGCTTCGCCACCGACCGCGAGGTGCAGATTGACTACATCTCGTCCACGATCCTCACGGCCGGAACGTCCGGCGCGCTTGACATCTCCGGCCCGTTCTCGTTCAGCGGAAATGCGACCATGTCGAACGCATCGCTCGGCGGGTCGGTGGGCGACTTCGTGCGAGGCTCGGCGACGTTTCGGCTCGCCTGACGCCTCTTCTGGGGGCTTCAATGGCGACCTCAACCCAAGGATCGTCGCTTACGTTCGGCGGTGTGACCTTCGAGGTTGTCAGCGTCTCTGTTCAGTCTCCAACGCTGGAGATCGTGGACATTACGCCGGCGGACGCCGCGCTGGGGACGAAGTGGTATGCCCCGACCGGCGACTACACGGCAGCCGGCCGAGTCAGCGTGGAAGTGCTTGCGAGCTTCAACCCGATCGGCCTCCAGGGCATGAGGGAGTCTCTGCAATTCAACACTCCGCTCGGAAACTTTAGTTACTACGTCATCCTCGAATCAATTGAGTTTACCGCCCAGGTCGGCGAGTTATTTCGGGCGACCCTGGACTTTTCCACGACCGATTACACTGCATAGGAGCAGAGCAGATGGCCCTCTCAAAGGCCGCGATTCTGGCGGCCAAGGACACGAAACTCTCAGACCCCGTCAAGGTGCCCGAGTGGGGCGGCGAGGTCTACATCAAGACGCTCTGCGGGACGGAACGCGACTTGTTCGAGGAGGCTTACGCCGAGAACAAGATGAAGCAGTTCCGCAGTCGCTTCCTTGTCCTGACACTGAGCGATGACAAGGGCTCCCGGCTCTTCGACGACAACGACATCGAGGAACTCGGCAAGAAGTCGAGCGTCGTGATTAACCGGCTCTTCGAGGTCGCCTGGAAGCACAACGCCCTCTCGAACGAGGCCGTTGACGACCTGGGGGAAGGTTCACCCGACGGCCAGAGCGGCGGTTCTACTTCCGCCTAGCCCTGGCCCTCGGGATGACGGTCAAGCGGTTGCTGGCCGAGACAGACAGCGAGGAACTCAGCGAGTGGTACGCCTACGATCAGCGGTGGCCGCTCCCTGACCCGTGGGCCCAAACGGCTCGGCTCTGCCGAATCGTGATGGCCTCCAGCGGGAACTACAAGAAGCACGACATACCAAAGGAAGACGTGTTTATCCCGGCAGCAAAGAAGCAGTCGCAGTCCAGTGAGGAGATGTGGGCTGAACTGATGAAGCTCAAGCAGTAGCAGGCCAAGGATGGCAAACGGCAGTTACATCGGCAAGATTTCGGCGCTGGTGACTGCCAGCACGTCCGACCTCTCGCGGAAACTCCGCGGCGCCGCACAGGACGTTGACAGGTTCGGGAATTCTGTCCGGGCGCAGTTCGACCGAGCGTCCCGCAATGCTGAGAACTCCCTCAACCAGATTTTCACGCCGCTCCAGAGGCTCCAGCGGGCCCTGACGGCAGGCCGATCAGCGACGCTCAATATCCTGAAGCCTGAAGACGTTCGCAGGCTCCAGCAGTCTGTGAGCTTGGCGGAGCAGATCAACAAGCCGCTGGCATCGGCGGCTCGCGCGTTTCAGAATCTCTCGGCCGACGCCGCCGGCGCCTTCGCCCCGGCCCTGGTTCGGGCCCAAGAGGCCGCCGTCCAACTCAGCAATACGCTGGCTGAGACTGGCTCGGTCGGAACTAGGCAGTTCAACGAAGCGCAGCGTGCCGTCGAGCAGACTTCCGCGGCCATTCAGCGGCTCAACTCGCTTCAGAGGGCATCCGCCGCCGGCCTGACGGGCAACGAGGCCCAGTTCGTCAACCCCCGCGCCCTCGCCGAGATCAACGCCGCCGCCGCCGCCTCGCAGCGTGCTGGAGCCTTGCCCGTGTCTCAGCGGGAAGACTCTGGCCTTCGCGAGCGGGTCCGGCAGTTGGCTCAGTTTCGGCAGCAGATCGTTGAGACTGCCGCGCAGGTCGAGTCCCTGGAGTTATCGCCGGACGTTGATCAGACTGCCCTTGAGTCTGA